ATGCTGACAGATGCCCAATGCCGCAATGCCACCTGCCCACCAGACAAGAAGCGGGAGCGCCTGACCGATAGCGCGGGGCTGTATCTGGAAATCAGTCCAGCGGGTTCCAAGCGCTGGTTCCAGAAAATCTATCGCGAGGGCAAAGAAACCCGGCTGGCGCTGGGCAGTTATCCAGCCGTGGGCTTGACGGCGGCAAGGCGAGCGCGGGATGCGGCAAAGCTGCAAAAGGCAGAGGGCACCGACCCCATACAGGCGCGCAAGGTGGAAAAGCTCAGGGCGATGAACCCGGCAGGCGACAGCTTCAAAGTGGTGGCCCTGGAGTGGTACGAAAAGCAGGAACCCCAATGGAGCGAAGCCCATGCAGTGCGGGCAAAGCGCCAGTTTGAGCGTGACCTGTTCCCCTGGCTGGGTGATCGGCGGCTGGCGGATATCGAACCCGTGGAATTGCTGGCGACGTTGCGCAAGATCGAAGAGCGCGGCGCTGTAGAGACTGCCGACCGGGGCCTGATGCTGGCGCGGCAAGTATGGCGCTACGGGGTGGCTACGGGCAGAGTGAACCGGGACATTACCGGCGACCTGAAAGGCGCATTGGCACCCTACCGGGGAACGCACTTCGCTGCTATCACTGACCCCGAGCGGCTGGGCGAGCTGCTGCGCGCCATCAAAGGCTACAAGGGTGGCCCCGTGGTGCGGGCGGCGCTGCGGCTGGCTCCGCTGCTGTTCCAGCGCCCCGGCGAACTGCGGGGCGCGAGCTGGGCAGAAATCGACCTGGAGGCAGCGCTGTGGACGATCCCCGCTGCGCGGATGAAGCGCACCAAGGACGGCAAGGAAAACGGACAGCCCCACCTTGTCCCTCTGCCCACCCAGGCCGTGCAGATTCTGGAAGTCTTGAAGCCTTACACAGAATCAACCGGGCTGGTGTTCCCCGGTGAGCGCCAGCGCAGCAAGCCCATATCCGAAAACTCAGTACGCACGGCGCTGATATCCATGGGCTACACGCCCGACATTCAGACCTGGCACGGGTTCCGGGCAACGGCACGCACGATGCTGGCCGAGCGGCTGGAATGCGACCCGCTGGTGATCGAGGCACAACTGGCCCATTCCGTGCGCGATGCCAATGGGCGCGCCTACAACCGCACCACCTACCTGAAGCAGCGCCAGACCATGATGCAGCGCTGGGCGGACTATCTGGACAAGCTGGCCGCTGGTGCTGACGTGGTGCAACTCAAGCGGGCATGAAATTCTGAAAAGCCCAGAGGGGGCACGCTACAAAACCTGCGAAATCTATTTTTTTGACGCCACGCCTTACCCGACGGGGGACAACCTGGACACCCTGACCCGGCGGCGCTGGCCTTTCTTTTCAGGGGTGCGAGACGGGGAATGCATGGACACCTACGACACGAAAAGCTGCAATGCGCTTGAAAAGCCGTACTACCAACCAATCGAAGCGGCATTGCGCTGGTGCGGACTTGCCTTGCATGAAGTGGCAATTCTGAAAGCCACGGGAGACAACGTACTTCCCCCGGTTAGTGCATTTCCGCGATGGCCTTGCCTGCGGGCAAATGCAGAGAAAATTCTTGAGGCAATGGAATGCGGAGAGCTGACGATAAGCCGCGATGGTAGGCCCGTACCCGCTGGCGACCATGTTGCAAGGCATCGCCGTACAGTCCGGCACGCTGATCTCAAAGCGTGGATGTCGAAGCACTATCCAGACCAGAAACCCGCGTTTCTGTTCGACGAAACCGAGCGCAGTACCCATAACGCCATAAATGCCGACAGTTTTCGCGCCCTTCAAGCCGACCGCGATGCAGCGCGGGCGAGACTTGAAAAGGCGGAGGAATGGGCAAAGAAAACCATTGCTGAAATGAACGTCATGCGCAGCGAGTTGGAATCATTCAAGGCGCAAGCAGAGCAGCAATCCGTCCCAAACGCGAGAGCAGAAACCACCTACCTGAACATCATTGGCGCGATGCTGGAATTGATGAAGTCACCACGACCGGGGCGTGACAGTGACACGGCAGTGATTGACGAAATAGAGAGGAATTACCGAGACAAACCCGGCATCTCGACACGCACGCTACAGGAAAAATTCGCTGCGGCAAAAAGAAGCCTGAGCGCATCCTGACCCGTACCGCAACTGCGGCAACCGCGCCCGCAATTGCGGTGACTGCAAGCCCTTGAAAAACCAAACTGCCACCCATCGAAACACCGGCAACCAATGCCGTGAAAGGATGGGCAGCAATGGCACTTTGGAGAATCGACGCCTGCAAAGCTGAATCAGGCGACCGCAGCAACACCAGCATTTACAACCGCATCCGTGACGGACTTTGGACAAGGCCCGTAGCCATTGGGCAGCGTGCCAAGGCGTGGCCTGATTACGAGGTGAAGGCGATTGTCCGGGCGCGCATTGCAGGCCAGTCTGATGAGGAAATCCGCGAACTGGTGAACCGCCTGCATGCCAAGCGGGTAGACCAACTGGCGACGGTTTGAGGGGGCGAATATGACCCAGCCCCCAAACAAAAACGCCCCGGAGCTGGCGGGCTCCAAGGGCGCTATTCAAAAATCGGACGGCACTGATTTTACCGCCCTGCAAGCTGCATTCGCACAGCGCGGGCATCACCTGAACCACGTCACTTCCCCGGACGGCACAACCACCTATTGGGCCGAGCGCTGGGGACTGGTGCGCTACCTGCCCAGCTTGCACGATGCCGCGCTGTTTTTGGCGCAGATTGGGGGGCGGCTGTGATCGCATCCGAACAATTCCAACAAGCCATTGCAGGCGCGGGCCTGCCAGTACCCGAGGTGATCCACGGCGACGGCACGCTGTACCGATTCAGCACCAACGGCAAGCGCATGGATCAATCGGGCTGGTACGTACTGCACGACGATGGCGACCTTCCGGCGGGCGCTTTTGGCTGCTGGCGCAGCGGGCTATCGCAGACCTGGTGCAGCAAAGACACCCAGGCCATGACCCAGGCCGAGCGCAGCGCCCACCAGCAGCGCATGCAGGCCATTGCCCAGCAGCGCGAAGCCGACAAGGCCCAGCGCCAGCACGATGCAGCGACTGCGGCGGCGCAGCGCTGGGAAGCTGCGCTACCGGCCCCGGCAGATCATCCGTACCTGGTGCGCAAGGGCATTGGGCCCCACGGTATCAAGGCCGAGGGCGAGGCACTGCTGATCCCGCTGCGCGATGCATCGACCACCTTGCACAGCCTGCAAGCCATCGGCCCAGAGGGTGACAAGCGCTTTCAGCCGGGCGGGCGCATCAAGGGCTGCTACTTTGGCATCGGCAAGCCCAAGGGCGTGCTGATCGTGTGCGAGGGTTTCGCCACCGGGGCCAGCATCCATGAGGCCACCGGCCATGCCGTAGCGTGCGCAATGAATGCGGGCAATCTGCTGGAAGTGGCCCAGGCACTGCACAGCAAGTACCCCAAGCTGCGCCTGATCCTGGCGGCTGACGATGATGCTTTTACCGACGGCAATCCGGGTATCAGCAAGGCCACCGATGCGGCAAGGGCCGTAGGTGGCTACCTGATAAAACCTGATTTTGGCGAGCAGCGAAGCGAGGCGGAAACCGACTTCAACGACCTGCACCAGCGGGCAGGATTGGAGGCTGTGAGGGCGTGCATTGATGGCGCTGCACCCGTGGCACAAGCGCCAGCATTCCCACCATTGGAGGGGGCGGACGATAGCGGCACATGGCCTGATCCCATTCCCCTGCCCGATGCCCTGCCACCCGTGGCCCCGTTCGACCCCGAGCTGTTGCCCCAGGCGCTGCGCGGCTGGATCGTGGACATTGCCGAGCGCATGCAGTGCCCGCCTGACTTCCCGGCTGTCGGGGTCATCACTGCGCTGTCTGGCCTGATCGGTGCGCGTGCCGTTGTGGCTCCCAAGCAGCATGATGACTGGCGCGTGGTACCCAATCTGTGGGGGCTGATCGTGGGCCGCCCTGGCGTGATGAAATCCCCGGCGCTAGGTGAAGTCTTGAAGCCGCTGCACCGGCTGGAATCGACCGAGCGCGAGCAATGGCAGGTGACGCACGAAGCATGGGAACTCGACACCAAGGTGGCCGAGCTGGCGAGCAAGGCGAACGAAAAGCAGGCGGCGGCTGTGGCGGCGAAAGACCCCGCAAAAGCCCGTGCGCTGCTGGCCCCGACCGACCAGCCCAGCGAGCCGACCATGCGGCGCTACGTGGTCAACGACAGCACGGTGGAAGCGCTGGCCGACCTGTTGGTGGAAAACCCGTGGGGCGTGCTGGTGTACCGCGATGAAGTCCACGGGCTGCTGTGCTCCATGGATCGGCAAGGGCAGGAAGGCGCACGCGGTTTCTACCTGACCGGCTACGACGGCAACCAAGGCCATGCGGTGGATCGGATCGGGCGCGGGCACAGCTATGTGCCCCGTGTGTGCATGGCGATGCTGGGCGGGATTCAACCGGGCAAGGTTCAAAGCTATGTACGCGAGGCCGTGATCGGCGGTGCGGGCGATGATGGCCTGTTGCAGCGCTTTGGCCTGGCGGTATGGCCTGACGTGGAGCGGGATTTCAAGCTGGTGGATCGCTGGCCTGACACACACGCCAAGCAGGCGGCATGGGCCGTGTTCGAGCGCCTGAATGGACTGCTGCCCGCGACCGATGATTATCCGCAGGAATGGCGATTCAGTCCCGAGGCGCAGGCTATTTTTTATGAGTGGCTGATCCCGTTCGAGACTGGCATCCGGGGGGAGGACTTGCATCCGGCGCTGGTGTCGCACCTGGCGAAGTGGCGCAAGCTGATACCGGCGCTGGCGCTGATCTTTGCGCTGGTGGACACACCCGACAGCAGCGGCGTGATCCATGAGCGCGAGCTGATCCGGGCGCTGGCATGGGCCGAGCACCTACGCCCCCATGCCGAGCGGTTGTATGCGGCAGCACTGATACCGGAGACTACCGGGGCGCATGCACTGCTGGTGAAGATCAAAGGCGGAAAGCTGTGTGACGGCGACGGGGTGCTGTGGGAGTCATTCACGCCCCGGCTGGTGGCTGTGAAAAGCTGGGCCGGATTGAATTCGGTGGACAGCGTGCGCAAGGCGGCGGAACTGCTGGCCGACTACGGCTGGCTGGCCCGCGAGACCGCCCCCACGGGATCGGCAGGCGGCAGGCCCAGCGAGCGCTACCTGATCCATCCGGCGCTGCTGGCGGGGGGCAAAGCATGAGCACCTGGCTTGCGCGCCTGAAAAACCAAAACACCCCAGGAGCAGAGGCTACAAAACCTACGAAACCCACCCACGACACCCCGGAAGGGGGTTTTGTAGGTTTCGTAGCCCACCCCCAGGGGCATATTCAGAAATTCAACGGGGCTGTGGCGCACCCAGAAACCCCGGCGGCGAATGCGCCAGCCATCGACCCCGACCGCTGGGCCTGGCCGCACAGCAGCGCCATGAACGGGCAGGAACTCGACACCCTCATGGCGCGGCAAGCCCTGTTCTGCCAGCGTGGCGCATCGGCCCAGGATGCCGAGCGCCTGGCCGACAGACTGGTGAACCGGGATCGCAGCAGCGATGACCGGCGGCTGTGCCTGGAGTGCCGACACCTGCGCGGCGAAGGCCCCTACCGCTGCGGCAATGCGCGGGCGGCTGGCCTGCATGCTGACCTGGCCCGCGACCTGGTGCTGACATTGCAGCGCTGCCATGGGTATGAGGATGCACGCTTGCCCATGGGTTTGATCGTTGACGCTGCACCACCGGCCCCGGCATCCGAATCTGCGCCAGCACCGGCCCCAACACCATCCGGCCCGACGTGGCGGGAGCTGGATCGCGCCTATCTGGCGCACCACCAGCAATGCACCGCGTGCCAGTGCGCAGGCCGGGGCTACGGGCAGCGCTGCGCCATCGGCATGCAGCTATGGACGGCGTACAGCAGCATGAATTCAGACTTGAAGGGATAGACCATGGCAACCACCAAAAACACCAAGGGCAAGGACAAAACCCCGCCTGATCCCAATGCATTGCGGGTTGAAGTGCAGCCGGATGACAACCATTCCGAAAAGCTGGCCGCGCTGGCAACCGACGGCGCACTGACTGCAATCACGATGCAAGCCTATGCAGGCGGTGGCAAAGAGCTGGGAGTGACGGAGCTACTAGCCGCAATGCGCAAGGCCGGAGATGAAACTGTGGCCGGAGACATGGGCCGGTTTGAGCGCGTACTGACCCACCAGTTTCTGACCTTGGATGCACTGTTCAACAACCTGGCGCAACGCTCAGGGCGGCAAGAATCTTTCAAGGGCATCGAGGTGCTGATGCGGCTGGCCCTCAAGGCGCAGTCCCAGGCACGCGCAACGGCGGAGACCCTGGCACTGATGAAGAACCCCATGCCCTACATCCGGCAAGCCAACATTGCCCATGGCCCCCAGCAGGTCAACAACGGCACTCCCACGAGCGCGGGGAAAAATCAAAGTCCACCAAACGAACTATTGGAGCACCAGCATGGCAACACCCTGGACATTGGAGCGACGGCAGCGGCAGGCCGAGCTGATCCGGCAATGGCAACCGTGGAAGCAAAGCACCGGCCCACGAACACCCGAGGGTAAGGCAACGGCGTCACGCAACGCCTGGCAGGGCGGGCACCGGGCACAACTGCGAGAGTTGACCCAAGCGCTGAATGCCGAGCTGGCCGAAATGCGCAGGATCAGCACCCTGGAGCGAGAGTAGTAATGGGCCTGGAAGGAGGCAGCGATCAAGACAACGCAAATACGGAGCGGAGTGGAAGGCTGAAACGCTCAAGAAACTTTACACTATTGGCAATCAGCGCGCTTGAAAGTGATGTTGTAGCTCTGCGTGGGCGTGGTCACGGAGTATTGGTAGGTAACGCCCCGACCCATGATTGCCAAGACAGAACGACCCTTGCAGAGCCCAGCCTTCAAGTTCTGCGCGGCTGCCTGCGCAGTGAGTGCCTCCGCAAGCTGCACTGTGTAGTTAAGCGTCCGAATCTGCGGTAAATATATAGCGCGTGTGATGGTTGTAACGGCATCGGTTTGGATGGGCGCGGCGGCGGTTGTCTGCTGCGCGATAGCTGCCACGAACGCATCAAATTCAGCAGGTTTCATAACTCGGATTTCGGCTACAGGATCGCTGATGGACTGTGCCATCACCCCGAGGGCGCACGTCATCGCTACTGCCGCTATCGCCACGCGAGTTTGAGTCTGCATAAATTTTCCCTATTCTGTTTTGGAAATGTGGCTTGGCTCGCCCAAGTAGGCGCGGAAACATCTTTATAGCGCGCTTATCGACCCAAAAAAAGCTGGGTAGCTAAGCCATGACCGGGGAACAAATCGGGGAACAAATCTCAAAACTGCATTGGTAATTTCATTGAAAATCAATAACTTGCGAAGTTCATTCAGTAGACGCCAGCCCAATAACAAAACCCCAACCGTTCTCGGTTGGGGTTTTTTCTTGCCTGATCGCGCCGACTCCCGCGTGTTCTTGGGGGCTCCTGCGGGAACCTGCGGACTTCACCAGCCGCCCGAATTGCCCGTTCCTTGCCACACTCCACTCTCTCCTGGCCATTCCTCGCTCCGACCTCGCTCCCTAAAAGTTGTCCGAAGTCCGCAAGGGCCACAAGTCAGCGCCATACAGATCAAAGGGTTACGCGCGGACGAATCAAGCGGTTGGATTGCAGCATCGGGTGGCGAAGGAAACGCTGCGGTTGCGTTTCGTCGGTAGTTATCGAGAACTACCGACATGTTGCAACGCGAAAGTACGTGCTTGGATGGTGGCCAAGATAAGAAACGCCTTGTCAGGACAATGTCCGGACGAGTACAATAAAGGCATCCAATATCAGTCCGGAGGGGCACCATGAGCACCCTGAATCTTTCCAAGACCGAACGCATTGACGTTCGTGCCAGCACGCCGGTCAAGCAGCTGCTGCAGGAGGCCGCACGCGCCTGCCACAAGAACGTCAGCGAGTTCCTGCTCGACGCGGGCGTGACGGCGGCCGCGCAGACGCTGGCAGATCGTCGCCAGTTCGTGCTGGACGACACACAGTGGCAGGCCTTCCAGGAGGCGCTGGACCGCCCGGTGCAAAGCAAGCCGCGTCTGAAGAAGTTGCTGCGTGAACCTGGGGTGCTGGGTTGAGCAATGACTACTCACCCGTTCGCAAGCTTGCTGCAACGGATCAGGTCGATGCGTTCGACTGCGGCCAGGCCGCGCTGAACCAGTTCCTGCAGCGCTACGCGCTCGTCAACCAGAAGTCCAACAGCGCGCAGACCTATGTCTGCTGCCAGGGTGACGTGGTGGTCGGCTTCTACAGCCTGGCCGTTGGTAGCGTCGATCCGGAAGCCGCGCCGTCGAGAGTGATGAAGGGGCTGGCGCGCCACCCGTTGCCGGTCATGATCCTGGCCCGGCTCGCGGTGGACAAGGAGCATCAGCGCAAAGGCCTGGGCCAGGCCTTGCTCAAGGATGCGCTGCTGCGTACCGCACAGGCTGCCGACATCGCCGGCATTCGTTGCCTGTTGGTCCATGCCAAAGACGACGCAGCGCGGCAGTGGTACGAATCGTGGGAGTTCGAACCCAGCCCGACTGATCCGTACCATCTGTTCCTCATGCTGAAGGATCTCAAGGGCATGTTGAGCTGAGGGGTGCCTCCGCCTCAGAGCCCGACTCTCTCCCGCTGCTCATCCCACAACGCGGGCGGGTCCACCGCCAGGTCAAACAGCGTGACGTGGTTCGGCAATGCGTCGTCCAGGATGGCCGCCACGATGTCGGGCGCCAGCGTGGTCAGGTTGACCATCCGGCTGACGTAGCTGTTGTCGATTCCTTCCCGCGTGGCGATCTCCTTCAAGGACTTCGCCTCTCCTGATTCGAGCATCGCCAGCCAGCGGTGACCCCTAGCCAGCGCCAGTTGGATCGAGGTCGGTGCCACGTCCCACGGCCTGACCGGCGCGGTTTCGCCGTTTGGCAAGGTGACCAGTTTGCGGCCGCTGCGGCGTTTGATCTGGATCGGCACTGACAGGGTCAGCCTGCCGTCGCTGGTCTGCAGGATGTCCGGCTCACCGGTCTTCTGGATTCGGATGTCGCTCATGCCCGTGCTACCTCCTGTTGCTCGACCGGTTCGGGGCGCAGCTCCAGCACCAGACGCTCAATGCCGTTGGCGCGCAGCCGGACTTCGAGGTCATTGGGCGACACGATGACTTTCTCCACCAGCAACTTCACGATCCGGGTCTGCTCGGCCGGGAACAGTTGATCCCAAATCGCGTCGAGCCGGGTCATGGCCACGGTGATCTTCGCCTCGTCCAAAGTAGGATCGAGCTTGATCGCCTGCGGCAACATCTCACCCAGGAGATTCGGGGCACGCAGGATCGCGCGCAGTTGGTCGAGCACGGCCGACTCGAGTTCGGCGGCCGGCAGTCGCGGCAGGCCCGAGGCTCCCGCGTGCTCCTTGGCATCCCGCTGTGGCACGTAGTAACGGTAGCGCCGGCCATTCTTTTTGGTGGTGTGCCATGGTGAAAGTGCGCGACCGTCGTTGCCGAACACGATGCCCTTGAGCAGATAGGGAACCTTCGCCCGCGTCGTGTTGCCCCGCACCCGGCCATTCGTCTCCAGGATCGCGCGGACGCTATCCCACAATTCGCGGCTGATGATGGGAGGGTGCTCCGCCTGGTACCACTGGTCCTTGTGCCGCAACTCACCAAGGTAGGTCCGGTTGCTGAGGAGCTTGTAGATGTGGCCCTTGTCGATCGGTCTGCCCTCGCGGGTCTTGCCGTCTTGCGTGGTCCAGGCTTTCGACGTCACGCCATCCAGTTTCAGCTCCTTGACGAGAGCCGTACTGGAGCCGAGTTCAACGAAGCGCTGGAAGATGTGCCGGATTAGTTTGGCCTCGCGTTCGTTGGGCACCAGTCGACGGTTCTCCACGTCGTAGCCCAGCGGTGGCACGCCGCCCATCCACATACCCTTGCGCTTGCTGGCTGCGATCTTGTCGCGAATGCGTTCGCCGGTGGCCTGGGCGGCGAGCGCACCATCCGCGAACGCGTCTCCGCGCTCTCGACGCAGGGCTATATCAAGTATTTCCGCAACGCGGCTGACTACGGTCTGCCATCCAGCGGCCGCACCAAGTTCGGCTATCTCTGCGTAGAAGGCATGGTGCTGCGCTTGCCAGCTGGCGATGTCGACACGGCCACCGGCGAGCTGCCGATGCGCGAGCACAAGGTGCTCCCCACCCACTACAAGTGCCCGCATTCCGGCGCCTCGATGCCTGTCGAGAACCCCGAGGTGTGGGTCTACCACGACGAACTGAACGACCCGGAGGCCTCATGAACATTGCCCAATCGGCAGTTGGCAGCGCCGTTGCCAACTGCACCCATTTCCTTGCCAACTTCCCGCAGTTGGCAAACCCCTGCCAACTAGAAGTCCAGCCAGAACAAGGCATTACAGGGAATGACCCGCAGTTGGCAGTTGGCAACGCTGCCAACTTGCCAACTGGCGCAAATCCGCACCGTTGCTGGACTTTGTCCCTTTCTCCAGTTGGCGAAAACTCCCCCTCCTACTACGTAGGAGAGGGACCAGGAGGTCCCTCTGCCCTACGTCGGGGACTTGCCGGCCACCCGGGCTCAGATCATCGGCGGCGATCCGTGCCATCGATCCTGGCACTGGACCTTGGCACCCAAACCGGCTGGGCAGTACGCGATCGCGACGGCGCCGTGACCAGCGGAACGGAATCCTTCAAGCCGCAGCGCTTTGAGGGTGGCGGCATGCGCTACCTGCGCTTCAAGCGCTGGCTCACCGAGATCAAGCAGTCCTGCGATGGCATCGAAGCGGTGTACTTCGAGGAAGTCCGCCGCCACGCCGGCGTCGATGCGGCACACGCCTACGGCGGGTTCATGGCCCACCTCACCGCATGGTGCGAGCACCACCAGATCCCGTACCAGGGCGTTCCGGTGGGCACGATCAAGAAGCACGCCACCGGCAAAGGCAATGCGAGCAAGGACCAGATGATCGGCGCCGTTCGTCTGCGTGGCCACGCGCCTGCCGACGACAACGAAGCCGACGCCATTGCCCTCCTGCACTGGGCGATCGAGACGCAGGAGGTGTGACATGAAGGTTCCGACTCCCGCATACCGCTGTGCCCTGGCTCGACTGCAACCCGATCCGCGACCCGATCCGGAGCAGATCAAGCGCGAGGGCTGGCGCGACCAACAGATCCTGGTGATATCGCCCGACGACACGCGGCTCGACTGGGTCGAACGTGAACTGCTTCGCCGTATCGGCGATCGGCTGTACGGGCCGAAGGAGCGTCGACATGGCTGAGTGGACGATCGAGACTGTGGCGGACCGATTCATCGAGGCCGCACGAACCGCCCACCTCCTTCCTCCGGTTCGTGTGCGGGGCTACTTCAACTGCTGGCCGGCGATCAAACGCATGCCATGGGAAAACCTGGGAGCTGAGCCACGGGTCTACCGCTTTCCTCCCGACCCTGCTGCCATCGACCGGATGCTGGAGACCATGCGGTGGGTTCAGTGGCTGGAAGAAGAACAGCGACACCTCGTCTGGATGCGAGCACAACGATATCCGTGGAAGGACATCTGCTGCCGCTTTGCCTGTGACCGGACAACCGCATGGCGTCGCTGGCAGACGGCACTCGAATTGGTCGCCGTGCACCTGCGGATGGAAAAGAAAACTGGGGCAGCCGGCAATTGCCGCTGACGTTGGGTGTAGTTGCGAACAGTCGCGAAGTCGTTGGGAATCCTGCGTGTCGATGCGGGTTTCGGTCGCTTTTTGGCGTGCAACATCCTGAGGTTTTTTCGCTAGTATTACGGCTAATCTTGCGAGCATTGAGTGCGTAAAGGCCACGGAGCGATCTGTGGCCTTCTTCGTTTCTGGCTCGCGATGGCCACGACCCGTTGCGACGGGTCCTTCCCGGCCAGAAAGCAATGCGGGGGGCGCGAGCGCGACGCTTCTCTAGCGTCAGGCTGCAAAATCAGGTTACCACCAGGGCAGGTTACCGGCCCCGGTTACCACCCAGCCAGGCGGTTACCACCGCACCAGATTTTTCATTCACCCGACCCGCCCAGCGGCAACGCTCGGCGGGTTTTGTTTTTGGGGCTTCCATTTTGAACACGCTCAACGTCGAGTACCGCAAGGTCGAGGCGCTGATTCCCTACGCCCGCAATCCGCGCACGCACGCCGAGAGCCAGATTTCCAAGATCGCGGCCAGCATCGTCGAGTACGGCTGGACGAACCCGATCCTGGTCGATGGCGACAACGGCATCATCGCCGGGCACGGGCGTTTGGCCGCTGCGCGCAAGCTCGGCCTGGATCAGGTGCCGGTGATCGAACTGGCCCACCTGACCGTCGCGCAAAAGCGGGCACTGGTGATTGCCGACAACCGACTGGCACTGGATGCAGGCTGGGACGAAGATATGCTGGCCTTGGAACTGGCCGAGTTGTCCGACGCGGGATACGACCTCGCTCTGACCGGCTTCGAGGAAGCAGAGATCGAGGCACTGCTCACCGGCGCGGTGGCCGTCGCAGATGATGAATCAGAGTCTGAAGCCGACGAGTCTGACCTGGCCGACGACGTGCCGGAAGTACCCGTCATGGCGGTATCCCGCCCCGGCGATGTCTGGGCGATTTGCCCGCACCGCCTGATCTGTGGTGACGCCACCGACCGTGACGTGGTTGCTGCGCTGATGCAGGGTGAAGTCTCTCGCCTGTGCTTCACCTCGCCGCCCTACGGCAACCAGCGCGACTACACCTCGGGCGGCATCTCTGATTGGGACGGCCTGATGCGTGGCGTGTTCGCGCACCTGCCGATGGCAGGCGACGGTCAGGTGCTGGTCAATCTTGGCCTGATCCACCGCGACAACGAGGTGATCCCGTATTGGGACGGTTGGCTATCTTGGATGCGCCAGCAGGGCTGGCGGCGCTTTGCCTGGTACGTCTGGGATCAGGGGCCTGGGATGCCCGGCGACTGGGCGGGCCGTTTCGCGCCGAGCTTCGAGTTCGTCTTCCACTTCAACCGGGAGAGCCGCAAGCCGAACAAGATCGTCCCCTGCAAGCACGCAGGCCAGGAATCGCACCTGCGCGCCGATGGCTCGTCCTCCGCCATGCGTGGCAAGGATGGCGAGGTGGGCGGCTGGACGCACAAGGGGCTGCCGACGCAAGACACCCGCATCCCCGACTCTGTGATCCGCGTGATGCGCCATAAGGGCAAGATCGGCCAGGACATCGATCACCCAGCCGTGTTCCCGGTGGCGCTGCCGGAATTCGTGATCGAGGCTTACACGGACGCGGGCGACATCGTGTTTGAGCCCTTCGGCGGCAGCGGCACGACGATGCTGGCCGCCGAGCGCACCGGTCGGATCTGCTGCAGCGTGGAAATCGCCCCGCAGTACGTGGACGTGGCCATCAAGCGGTTCCAGCAGAACCACCCCGGCATACCGGTCACCTTAATCGCCACCGGTCAGTCCTTCGAGCAGGTCGCCGCTGAGCGCGCCACCACCCCTGATGCCGAGGTAGTGGCATGAACTGGCTGGCCGACAAGATCGAACAGTGGCCGACCGCCAAGTTGCTGCCCTACGCCCGCAACGCGCGCACCCATTCCGAGGAACAGGTGGCGCAGATCGCCGCCAGCATTGCGGAGTTTGGATTCACCAATCCGATCCTTGCGGGCAGCGACGGCATCATCGTCGCGGGGCACGGTCGTCTCGCCGCCGCCCAGAAGCTGGGGCTGGAACGGGTACCGGTGGTCGTACTGGATCATCTGAGTCCGACGCAGCGCAGGGCCCTGGTCATTGCAGACAACCGCATCGCCGAAAACGCGGGTTGGGACGACGCGATGCTGAGGATCGAACTGGAAGCCTTGCAACTCGAAGGCTTCGATCTGGACATCACCGGCTTTGACGCCGACGCACTGGCCGAACTGATCGCGGGCGACGAGCCGGACAACGAGGGCGAGACCGATGAGGATGCGGTGCCCGAAGTCAGCGAGACGCCGATCTCGCGCCCAGGCGATGTCTGGATCATGGGCCAGCACCGGCTGCTGTGCGGCGACTCGACCGTGGCCGAGAGCTTCGACCTACTGATGCAAGGCGAAGTGGCGGACATGGTCTTCACCGACCCGCCGTACAACGTGAACTACGCCAACAGTGCCAAGGACAAGATGCGCGGCAAGGATCGCGCTATCCTGAACGACAACCTCGGCGACGGCTTCTACGACTTCCTGTTGGCGGCGCTGTCGCCGACCATCGCACATTGCCGTGGCGGGATCTATGTGGCGATGTCGTCCAGCGAACTGGATGTGCTGCAGGCCGCGTTCCGCGCCGCCGGTGGCAAGTGGTCGACTTTCATCATCTGGGCAAAGAACACCTTCACGTTGGGTCGTGCCGACTACCAGCGCCAGTACGAGCCGATCCTCTACGGATGGCCCGAGGGGGTGACACGCCACTGGTGTGGTGACCGCGACCAGGGGGACGTGTGGAACATCAAGAAGCCCCAGAAGAACGACCTGCACCCGACGATGAAGCCGGTGGAGTTGGTCGAGCGCGCGATTCGCAATTCGAGCCGCCCTGGCAACGTGGTTCTCGACCCGTTCGGTGGCTCTGGAACGACGCTGATCGCCGCCGAGAAGGCAGGCCGCATTGCGCGGCTGATCGAACTCGACCCCAAGTACGTCGACGTGATCGTGCGCCGGTGGGAGGAGTTCACCGGCAAGCAGGCCACCCGCGAGGCGGATGGCGCGGTGCTTGATCAGGCGGCCAGCAATTCCTCGACGATCTCGCAGTGAATCACAAAGCCCGTCAGGTATGGCAGACCGCGCGGGATGCCGTATTGCTTGCTCGTCTGGCGGCCAATCGTCCAGCCCATCCAGCGTTGGGTGGCGGTGTTGATCGCGTCCGCCAGGGCCTTGCCTTCGTAAAGCACGTTCTGGACGTCGTCGGCAAAGTGGCGTCCGTGGCGACTGTCGAGGAAGACCCTGACCGATTCGAGGGGCTGGCCGGTGGCGTCCGAAATGGCGGCCATCGTCAGGGGCCACGCGCCGCTGGCTTGCTCGTTCATCGCGCCCCAAAAGCCCCAGGCTTCGTTCTGGGTGGCTGGGATTTGCGTGGTGGTGTTCATCTCTGGCTCCTTTGGGTTGATCGTTGCGACACCCGTAGTAACGCGCTGTTCGATTGAGAAGCCAAGCTTACTGGGCGAAAATCTCTCGATGCTGAAACCATCAGACAGATCTCGCCAGTGTTTCTTACCGCCTATTCCTGAATTGGACTTGGCGGCAGATTGGTTGTCTTTGGCTGCGGATGCTGTGCTTGAAGGCCGTGAGGATGATGCGAAACAGTTGATTGTCAAAGCAGATATGCCAGTCCTCGGTGGGTTTGCGCAACGCATCACCGGAAAAATTGATCCAGCGATCCACTGGCAGTCTCGTATGCCCACTGATTTCCTGGCTGAACGAATTAAACAGCGTATGCCCAGTTCTTCGGTTGAGTACGGGATCTACCAGCGCGATGGTTGGCGCTGTCGCTTCTGCAGCATCAAAGTCATTTCCCCGAAAGCAAGAAAGTTGCTTGTGGAGATGTTCCCTGCGGTGGCGCGATGGGGCCGGGTCAATCGCGATAAGCACTACGCACTGAGTGCGTTGACCGCAACACTTGACCACATCCTTCCGCACAGTCGTGGGGGCACCAACGAAGAAGGCAATTTGGTCGCGGCTTGCGGCATGTGCCAGTTTGGACGCGGGCATTGGACGCTCGAGGAAGTCGGCTTTACCGACCCCCGCGAACGAGCACCCATCGTCGACAACTGGGATGGGCTGACGCGCTTACTGCGTTAACAGCCTTCAGGCGATGCGGTACACCCGCTCGCCGCCCTGTGGTTTGTCCGACACGATGGTCAGGCCCAGCTTTTTCTTGAAGGCCCCGGCGAAGGTGCCGCGCACTGTGTGCGCCTGCCAACCGGTGGTGGCGCAGATCTGGCCGATGGTTGCGCCCTCGGGGCGTTGCAGCATCCGGATCACTTCGGCTTGCTTGCTGTTGTCGCGGGTGCGCGGCTTGACCCACGTTGCTTCGGCGGCGGTTACGGCGGCTTCCAGTTCGGGATCGCTCGTGGCGGCTGGGGCACCTTCTGCGTTGGCGATGATCTGGTCGAGATTGGCTTCGAATTGACCGATGCCATTCTTGTTCACCCCCGGGCGTGGCATGTCCAGGGCGTCGTAGCCCTCGGCGGTGACGCACCAGCCCTCGCCATCGGGCGTGATCAGGGCACGGTTGAACATCCCGTCGAGCACTTTCTTGCGCGCGCCGCCTTTGATGTTGTCGGGGAACCAGTCGATCTTGCCTGCGCTGGTGTTGATGGCCTTGGCCAGGATGGCGTGCTGGGCCGGGGTCAGGCTGGTGGTGGTCATTTGCTGCTCCTTCGGGGTGGTGGATGACGATGTGATGAACGCGCTGTCCTGGACTGAGGCCAAGTGCTTATTGCGGGGCTTCGCAGCTTTCCGATCAGTCCTTGGCGATTTCCGCTTCCGAGGCCTTCGGGATCGCTGCGCCAAGTTCGACGCCCGCATTGAAGGCCGCTTCCAGCGCGTCCTTGAGGCACCACACCGCCGTGTCGTGGAAGTCGAGGCTGTCGGCGTGGCGGGTTTGCAGGGTTTTGATGCCGAGATGCTTCTGGGCGATCAGGGTGTACCCATCGCCGTGCTGGTGCCGCGCGTGCAGCTCAAGAAGCGCCTGAACATCGAACGCATCGTCGCCGGTCGGATTCCGCGCCTCTCCGCACGGATCGAGAAGCAGTTGCGGCTGGTGGACTGAAATGGCAAACCGCATTTCCATCCTTGTTGCGCTCGAAGGCGCTGACGAGGGGCTCAAACGCGCCATCAATTCGGCCGAGCGCAGCCTCGGCGAGTTTGGCTCGAACGCCAAGACCGCAGGCGATAAAGCTGCCGCCGGGATGGCCGAGGTCAAGGCCGGAATGAGCGCATTTGGCGATCAGGTCGCCAAGGCCAAGACGCAGTTGCTGGCTTTCCTCACCCTCAACTGGGCGGCGGGCAAGGTGCAGGAGATCGTCCAGATCGCCGACGCCTGGAACATGATGTCTGCGCGCTTGAAGCTCGCCACCGCAGGCAGCCGCGAGTACACGGTCGCTCAGAAGGAACTGTTCGCCATCGCACAGCGCATCGGCGTGCCGATCCAGGAAACCGCCACGCTGTACGGCAAGCTACAACAGGCCGTGCGGATGCTGGGCGGCGAGCAGAAAGATGCGCTCTCGCTCACCGAAAGCATCTCGCAAGCACTGCGCATCTCCGGCGCATCGGCCACCGAGGCGCAGTCGTCCCTGCTGCAGTTCGGGCAGGCCCTGGCCTCAGGCGTGCTACGCGGCGAGGAATTCAACTCCGTCGTCGAAAACAGCCCGCGTCTGGCCAAGGCACTGGCCGATGGCCTGAACGTGCCTATCGGACGGCTGCGCAAGCTCGCCGAGGAAGGTCGGCTCACCGCCGATGTGGTGGTCAACGCCCTGATGAGCCAGAAGGACAAGCTGGCCGCCGAGTACGCACAACTGCCGATGACCGTGAGCCAGGCCTTCACGCGCCTGTCGAACGCCTTCGGCCAGTGGATCAGCCGTCTGGACGAATCGACCGGCTTCACCAAGAAGCTCGCCGAGGCCCTGACGTGGCTGTCGGAGAACCTGGACACGGTGATGAAGTGGCTGGGACGTATCGCCGAGGTCGGCCTCGCGGTACTGGTCTACCGCCTGATCCCGGCGCTGATCATCGCTTGGCAGACAGCAGGTGCGGCGGCGGTGACTGCGGCCAGCACCACGGCGGCGGCGTGGGCAGCGGCCAACCTGTCGGTGTCGAACGCCATCGCCACCGTCGGCAAGCTGCGCGTCGCTTTCGGGGTGCTCGGTGCGGCCATCATCGGCTGGGAGATTGGGACGTGGCTGTCCGAGAAATTCGAAATCGTCCGCAAGGCGGGCATCTTCATGGTCGAGGTGCTGATGACGGGCATCGAGCACCTGCGCTTCCGCTGGGAAGTGTTCGCCGCCATTTTCACATCCGACACCATCGCCGAAGCCACGCTCGACGCCGACACCACGCGATTCGATCAGGCGATTGCTGATCTGGACAAGGCGCTGGCTGAGAAGGAGTACCTGCTGCAGATCCAGGCCGACCTGCAGGAAGCGGAGCAGAAGCTCAAGGAATACGAGCAGTTGCTCAAGGAAGGCAAGACGCTGCCGGTCGATGCCGACGTCAGCCAGGCACGCGAAGCGCTGGATCGGCTCAAGGCCTACGCCGACCAAAACGCGCAGTTCCAACTGAAGGTAGCGACCGAGAAAGCGCAGGCGGCGATCACCAATGTCGAGGGGATGATCAAGGCGCTGGATCGCATCCAGACCGAGTCGCAGCATCAGGTGGCCAGCAACGTCGGCGCGGTGCGCGCGGAGATCGACAGCCTCAATGGGCGCAACACATCGAGCACCCACACGATCTACGTGACGAAGGTGGAAACCAACGCCACTGGTGGTCTGGTTGGCGGCGGTGTTCTGCGGTTTGCCGACGGCGGCGCGGTGTCTCCCGCCTTTCCTCGGATGAGCGGTGGCTCGGTGCCCGGCTCCGGCCACCACGACACCGTGCCGCGCACCCTGGAGGCCGGTGCCTTCGTGATCCGCAAGGCGGCGGTGCAGAAATACGGCAGCGGCGCGCTTTCTCGTCTGGCTAATAGCGTCGCTCACTTTGCCAGCGGTGGCTTCGTGGGGAGCGAAAAACAGAAAAAAAACCGGGAAGTTGTCCAAGCACAGAAGGTGATGGAACTGGGCATGCAAAGCATCAACGCGGGCAACTGGGGTGGCCCGATTGCCAACCAGGCCACACGCAATCACTGGTCGAAACTGTGGAATCTGGACAAGCCTGTGCTCGAACGCCTGGAGTCACTTAAGACCTTGACGAGCCGAGAGCAGGGCGCTTTGTCAGCGATTATTGAGCGTTGGAAATGGGCCATGAATAACAGCAAGCAAGACCTGGAGCGCGAGCTGATCGACTACATGGAGCAAAACCAGGGCGAGTTCTACCGGCGCGGTGGCTTGGCGAAATCCGACACCGTCCCGGCGATGCTCACCCCGGGCGAGTTCGTCGTGAACCGGCAGGCCGTCGCCCGCTACGGCGCGGGCTTCTTCGAGGCTATCAACAACTTGAGTGCTCCGGCGCAGGCACTGGCCGGACGAGCGATGACGAGCATCCAGGGCTTTGCCTCGGGCGGTTTGGTGCAACCCGTGGGCAGCAGCCTGCCACGTCCGTCACTGCCCGATAGTGCCCCGACCCGCACCGTGCGGGTGGAGTTGGCTGCAGGCGGCAACAAGGTCAATGCCACGGTCGATGCACGCGAGGAAGCGCGCTTGCTGCAACTGCTGGATGCCGCCCGCGCCCGCACGGCTTGACCGTGCGCTCCTGTTTCTCTACCTGAGGGTTTCCCGATGCAACTGAAGAACCTCGACACCGGGGTGGCTCTGCCATTGCCGGACGACTTGCTCTGGAGCGACGAGCACGCGTGGTCGCCTGCGGTCGCCAATGCGTCCTACCTCATCACCGGGGCCTTGCTGATCCAGTCGGCCACCCGGCAGGCAGGTCGGCCGATCACCCTGGTGGGCGCACCCGATATGGCCTGGGTGACGCGTTCCGCCGTCGAGCAGTTGCGCGCGTGGGCGGCGATTCCGGTGGGCGGCAGCACAGGCCGCTTCGAACTGACTTTCGCCGATGGCCGGGTCTTCACGGTCGCTTTCCGCCACCAGGAGGTCGCCATCGAGGCCGAACCCGTGCTGGGCATCCCGGCGCGATCCGGCAACGACTTCTACCGCCTGACCCTTCGATTTTTGGAGATTGCCTGATGCCAATTCAATCTGGCGACGTGAAGCTGCTCAAGTCCGCCGTGATGGCGGACGTGCCCGAAGGCGGCGGCGCGCCCACGGGACTCGTGATTGCCGATGGCGTATCGAACGCCATCTTCCCCGACATCTCCGAGCTGGATCGCGCCGGAGGCCGTGTCAACCTGCGCAAGAGCTTCGTGCAAGTGGCCACGGATGACACCGACACCTACTTCGGGGCCAACGTCATCGTGGCTGAGCCGCCGCAGGACGAGCGCGTCAGCGTCACGCTGTTCTCCACCCGCAAGACGTTCGACACGTGTGAGCAGGCGCAGACCCGCATCGAGGCCTACCTCAACAAAGGGCCGGAGTGGGCGGGCTACCTGTTCGAGAACCACATTGCGGGCCAGCGGGTGATCCAGCTCTTCCAGCGCCTCAGCGACGCCGTGCCCAACGTCGGCCAGACCCTCGTCCTGATCGAGAACGAAGGACTGCCTACGCAGAAGGAGCAGTACATCCGCGCCACCGCCGTGTCGGTGGTCGAGCGCAGCTTCACTTACAACACCGACCAGGACTATAAGGCGGCGGTCGTCACCGTCGCCATCAGCGACGCGCTGCGCTTCGATTTCACGGGCTCGCCCGCCAGCAGAACCTTCACGCGGGCAACCAATAGCACGAAAACGCGCGACACGGTGGTGGCCGACGCGGGCACCTACGTCGGCGTCGTGCCGCTGACGCAGGCTGCCAATGTGGGCGACTTCACCATCAAGGGCGCGTCCATTTACACACAGCTCGTGCCCAGCGCCCAGACCGAGACGCCGATCTCCTTTGTGCCACCCTACGCCGCGGCAGGTTTGCCGGTACCGGGCGCGGCACCCGTGAGCTACACGGCCAGCCACGCCTGGAACACCAGCATCAAATTCAACCTGCCGGGTGGCTGCCTGCCGGGGTCGCTGTCCATCGTCACCGATGGCATCACGATCTTCGACGACGCGGGCCTGCTCAAGACCGCCAGCGGCACGCTGGGCACCATCGACTACGCCAACGGCATCCTGAGCCTGAACTCCGGCTCGATGTCCAACAGCAAAGCCATCACCTACACACCTGCTGCACAACTGCAGCGCGCGCCGCAAAGCGCGGAGATCGCGGTCACACCGGAATCGCGCAGCCAGTCCTACGTCGGCACCGTGAACCCGGTGCCGCAACCCGGCACGCTTGCCATCAGCTATATGGCTCAGGGCCGCTGGTACGTGCTGTCGGATGGCGGCAATGGCTCACTCAAAGGGCTGGATGCCAGCTACGGCGCGGGCACTTTCAACAAGAACACCGGGGCCTTCGTCGTGACCTTGGGGGCATTGCCAGACGTGGGCTCTTCGCTGATTCTGACGTGGAACGTGCCGACCCAGGAAACGCAACAGCCAACCGCCGCTCTGAAGGCATCGCAGGCCCTGCAGCTTGCCCCGCCCGAAGGCAAAAGCGTTCAGCCGGGCACGCTCACCATCACCTGGCCACACGAGAGCGGCACGGGCACGCGCACGGCGTCCGCCACCAGGTCTGGCGAGATCAACGGTGAAGCCACCGGTAGCCTGAACGTCGCGCAGAACCTCTTGAGCTTCGCGCCGAATGTCCTGCCGCCAGTCGGCGCACTGCTGACCGTGGACTACGTTGCGGGCCCCAAGCAGGAAGACAGCTTCGCGCACCCCTCGCGCGATGGCCAGGGCAAGGTGCCGGTGACTGCAACCCTGGGCTCCATCGAGCCGGGTTCATTGGAGATCGAGTGGAACACCCTGACGGACACCGCCGTGCTCGGGGTCTACACGCTGCAGCAGATTCAGGCGATGGGGCTGGGCCTGTGGAACGGGGTCGATCCCACGCAATACGCCCGCGACGATGGTGCGGGCAATGTGCTGCGCGCAGGCCAAGTCATCGGTAGCGTCAACTACGCCACCGGGGCGGTACAGTTCCAGCCCGACGTCACGGTCAAGATTCCAAGTCCCGTCTACGGGGTGCAGCGCATTGGCTGGGCGTCGGGCGTGGGCCAGATGTTCCGCCTCAACTACGGCGGCATCAACTACGTGGATGCGCCGTCGCTCTACCCGAACGACGAGTCTGGCTACGTCAAGCTGCGCTACAACAGCGCGGGCTCGACCAGCAACCACAGCGAGACGTTCGCGTTCAGCCCGTCGTTTCGGCTGGTGCCTGGCGTCAACGCGCAGGTGGTGACCGGCACGGTGCTGCTGGCCATCGCAGGCAGCCAGCCCTGGGGTGACAACGGTCAGGGCACGCTGCGCGAATTCACGCCCAGCGGCTGGGTCACGCGCGGCAGCATCAACTACCTCTCGGGCGCAGTGACGCTCACCTCGTGGTCGTCGGGCGCGACCAACAGCATCACTCGCGCCAGTTGCGTGACCACTGTGGGCGAGAACATCTCCAGCGAGTACGTGTTCCGTACCGGTGCTGCGCCACTTCGCCCAGGATCGCTCTCCATTCAGTTCGCCCGCGCGGTGGGTGGAACCCAGACCGTGACGGCAGGCATCGACGGCACGATCACCGCGTCTGGCGTCATCGGCAGCGTCGATTACGACACCGGCCTCGTGCGGGTGCGATTTGGCACCGTGGTCACGGCGGCGGGCAACGAGAGCGAGCCGTGGTTCGACGCCGAGAACGTGCGGCCAGACGGCAAGATCTTCCGGCCAGAACCGGTCGCGGCCTCCAGCCTGCGCTACAGCGCCGTGGCCTACAGCTATCTGCCCCTGGATGCGGCGTTGCTGGGCATCGACCCTGTGCGCCTGCCCAGCGACGGGCGTGTGCCGATCTTCCGTCCAGGAGGCTTCGCCGTCGTCGGCCACACCGGTCGCATCACCGCCTCGGTCAGCAACGGCCAGACCATCGATTGCGCGCGGGTGCGTCTGTCGCGCGTGCGCGTGGTCGGCCACAACGGCGTGGTGATCCACACAGGCTACGTTACTGATCTCGAAGCAGGCACCGTCACGTTCACCGACGTGAGCCATGCATAACCTCTACGAGCAGTTCCGCCAACTCATCCCTGATCCGCTATTGCAGGCGGGCACGGTAGTGGGCGTCGGCTCCGGCGTCGTGACCGTTGCCTTGCCCGGCGGTGGCTTGATCCGCGCACGCGGTAGCGCTGCCATCGGCCAGAAGGTGTTCGTGCGTGATGACGTCATCGAAGGCAGCGCACCCAGCTTGACGCTGGAAATCATCGAAATCTGAAGCCCATCTTCCTGATCACCCCTGAACCCGCCTTGGTGCTACGTGCATCAGGCGGGTTTCGCATTTCTGGAGACCTGCAATGACCGAACCCGAACAACAACCCGCCGCCCTCGTGGAAAACATGCTGCTGCTGCGCCGCGAGGACTTCGACGAACTGCTTGACCGTGCCGCCGAAGGCGGAGCCGAGCGTTGCCTTGCCCATCTCGGGCTGGAGAACGGCAGTGCCGCGAAGGACATCCGCGAACTGCGCGATCTGCTGGAAGCGTGGCGCGATGCCCGCCGCACGGCGTGGCAGACCACCATCAAGGTCGTGACCACCGGCATCCTGGCCGCGCTGCTAGTGGGGGCCGCCATCAAGTTGAAGCTGATGGGAGGCGTCCAATGACCGCCAAGCCGAAGATCTCCCTTCTGGACGACTGGCGGCGCGTGTTGCGACGGGCCTGGAGCATCCGCTTCTCGCTGCTGGCTGCTGCCTTCACGGCGGCTGAAGTGGTGGTGCCGCTGTTCGGGGATGTACTGCCGCGCGGCGCGTTTGTGCTGCTGGCCTTTGCCGCCAGCATCGGCGCAACCGTTGCTCGCATCGTGGCGCAGCCGGAGATGCACCGATGACCCGGCCACCATCGCCAGTGATGCGCAGAACGGTGGCCGGACTGACGCTGTCCGCCGCCGCCCTAGTCGGCATCGTGCTGCACGAGGGCTACACCGACCGTGCAGTGATCCCCGCCAAGGGCGATGTACCGACCATTGGTTTCGGCACCACCACCGGGGTGAAGCTGGGCGACACCACCACGCCGCCGAAGGCGCTGGCTCGGGCGCTCACCGATGTGCAGCAGTTCGAGGGGGCGCTCAAACAATGCGTGACCGTGCACCTGGCCCAGCACGAGTACGACGCGTTGGTGAGCTTTTCTTACAACGTCGGCAGCCGCGCGTTCTGCCAGTCCACGCTGGTCAGAAAACTCAACGCCGAGGACTACGCGGGAGCCTGTGCCGAGCTGCTGCGCTGGCGCTTCTTCCAGGGCAAAGACTGCGCGCTGCCCACCAACGCGCGGCTGTGCGGCGGGCTGGCTACACGGCGAGAAGCTGAATACCGGCAGTGCATCGGGGAGGCGTCGTGAGCGTGATTCCGTGGCCGTACCGGCTGCTGGCACTCACGGCGCTCGGCATCGCCCTGGTTGGCTTTGGCTGGATCAAGGGGGCGAGCCACGTTCAAGCGCGATGGGATGCCGCCATCCAGCAACAAGCCCTACTGACCGCAGCTATCCGCGAGCGGCAGGCGCAAGCCACCGTCAAGGTCGTGACCCAGTACGTCGACCGCGTCCGCGTCGTTCGCGAGAAGGGCGAAACCATCATCAAGGAGGTTCCCGTCTATGTGCCCGTTCAAGCCGATGCTGCTTGCACTATCAACCGTGGCTTTGTGCGCCTGCACGACGCTGCCGCCGCCGGTGAGCTGCCCGAGCCCGCCCGAGATGCTGATGCGGCGGCCGCAGGCGTTGCGCTCTCTGCCGTCGCCGGAACCGTCGCCGCCAACTACCAGACCTGCCACGAAAACGCCGAGCAACTGAGGGCGTTGCAAACGTGGGTCAGGGAGATGAAGGTTGCCAGCGAGCAGTAGGGTTCAGCACCGCATCATGGATTGTTCCAGCACCCTGGACTCTGCGAATCGAAGAACGTTACAGCGGTTTTTGGCAAAGACCGGCCAACGGCCTTGAGGACCTGGTGGCAGAACGCTTGCTGATCTCCATCTGGCTGACCAGTGAAAACCGAGACGGCCATTCGCTTTGGCGGATTCGCCGCGATGGCATCAAGCACATGCTGATCTCGCTCGTCAAAGCTCCAGCCATAGACGACCAGGCTCTCTCCAAGGGCGGGCAGCACCTCTTCATATACGTTCGTCAGGTAGTGACTTCGGCGAATCGCAGCGACCTTCTGATGACTGGTTCCCTCGCTAACAAACACGGGCACATAGTGCCCGGACGCCCACCTCCGGGTTATGGTGTCAAGCAGGTCACCTGCGGCTCCCGCACCAACAGCGAGCTTTGTCTCATTACCAAGGTAGTCACGCGCAACCGCAAGACTGCCGTGAGGGTAGAAAACCAATGTTGCTCCTGCAGCGTGCCCATAGGGTCGCCGCAGATATTCCCAATCCGTTTGAAAATCCCCGTCGTGGAATGCGTCCTTGAACCAACTCCCGTTCGCCGCGTTGAACAGCAGCATGGCCCAATACAAGGTGAGGTCGTAGTTCAGGCTGACGACAGTTGGAAATACGCTCGCAAACGCACCGGCCCGCTGTAG